ACTTGCAGCACTACCTGCACCGCCATCAGCAGTAGCAGCAAAGTTAATGCCGTGACCTGATGCGACTGTAAGGTTTCCGTCTGCAAGATTAATACCTGAACTAGAAATGGTTGCGGCTAAAGTACCTGCCGTTTTAATTAAAATTGCCTGTGTTCCAGAGGGACTGTCTTGATTAATAATTAGCTGTCCGTCAGTTTGGTGACCAATAAAACTATAATCACTTCCGCTAAAATCTCCATTAGAGTCACCATCTAGGTAAAGGTAAGCGCCTCCAGCATTTGTTGAACCAATGCCAGCATCTACTGCCCCAGTACCTTTTACATTAAACTGCGCCCCAAGAACAGAAGTACCCAAACCAACATGGCCTGTTGCACCATCGACAAACAAAGCATGAGTGTCACCAGATACATTTGATTCAACACGAAAATCAACATCAGCGGAACCATCATTTAAAGTAACATTACCACCAATACTAGCATCGCCTGTAATAGTAGCTGACGTAGTATTAACGCTAACAGCTTTTGTGCCAATATACCCTGCCATTATACATCTTGCTCCATGTAACTTAGTGTCGCTGAAACTTTATCTGCGACTGAGCAATCTACTCTGATTACGTCAGTGGCGTTGGCTACAATCTTTCCATCCACAACCGACAATGAGCTTCCCGCTGGTATTGCAACATCTTTGACAATGAACGAAGTACCGTTCTGTGCGGCCCCCGATTGGCTAACTGTGCTAACGAGCGTCACAGATGCGGTCACCTGACTTGTGTGAACATTCGCTAGTACCAGACCAAGCACAATTACGGCCTTGTTACTTTGCACGGTGTACAGAGCGTCTGATGTTCCAGCCGTACCTGGCATAGTTGCGTTTGTTACAACCTTAAAAAGATTAGCCATTTTTTATCCTTATCCTAGAGCAATGCTTAAAGCAGTTGCATCGTCTATTGTTGCTAAAATCCCTGCGGCTGTTGGCAGAGTTACTGAGATGTCACCCGCTAATGCAGGGGCGATTACTTTTACGTTAGAAGTCCCGTCTGAACTGTCTTCAAAGAACTGAACAAAGCCACCAGAAGTGCTTCCGTTTTTTACTGATAGTCCCACATTTGCTACGGGGATTGCGCTGAATGTTGCTATGCCATCGACCTGAAGCGTTTGCGCCATATCGACTGCGCCATCAATGTCTACTGCATCAAGATTAGCGGTTCCTGCTACGTCTATAGCACCTGCAAAAGTGACGCCTGTTGTGCCAGTTGGGACATGAGCAACGAGTGCATCTGCATCGTTCTTAATGGTAACATCACCCGTAGCTCCCTGACCCGTTAGGATAAGCCCTTCAGCGGCTGTATAGCCGATTGCTGCGTTGTCTCCCGCCGCTGTATCACCGTCTGGTTCAAAGGTTGCGGCTGTAGCAACACCTGTTACATCAACAGATGCTAGAACCGAGTTACCTGCAACATCAATGGCCCCAGAAATATCCAAGGTAGTAGCATCTAGTTCGCCAGCAACCGTGACTACGCCATTAGATAGGGTGATCAAGTCTGTATCATCAGTATGACCGATTGTTGCTCCATCAATCAGAACATTATCAATGTCTAGGGAGCCGCCTGAGATCAGACCTGTGGTTGTGATTGTCGATGCACCAGTATCGATGCTGCCAAAGCCTGAAGTTATGGAACCAGAAGCGAGGGTCTTGTTAGTCAGCGTCTTAGTCGTAGAAGCCATGTATGTATCAAAGTCTGATACCAAAGCTTGCTTCATTACATCCGCATCAGAGATAACTACGCCATCGGTTCCGACTAGAGTGACTGTGGCTTGAGTGGTAGCACTACCATCCAATACGTTTATTTCGGCGGTGGTAAGGGTGGCATCGTCCAAAATATTTAGCTCATCGGCTGTGGCTGTTAGTCCCACGATATTATTCGCTGCACCGCTAACTGATTGGATACGAGCTTCTACAGATTGCTGGGTTGGAATAAGGGTGGCACTGTTAGACGCCATGTTGTCTTCATCGACAAAACCCGTGATGGTAATCGTACCATCCGCTAGGCTACCAAAGTTAACTGCGCCTGTGGTGGTGATAGCAGACGATCCTGTGTCGATTGTACCAAAGCCGCTGGTAATTGTGCCAGCATTCAAAGCGCCAACTTCTGTGACGTTTGCCAGGGTATCTAGATTAGTCTCCATGAAGGTTTCAAAGTCGCTTAATGCGACCTGCTTCATAGTGCCAGCATCGTTGACCACAACACGGTCAGCGGCTGCAAGCGTTGTGCTAACAGCCGATTTATCACCGTCCATTATCGAAAGTTCAGCGGGAGTAGCCGATATTGTATCGTTACTAGCCGCTGCTAATAGAGGTACTGTACCCGATTGGTTGGGCAGGTTAATTGTTCTGTCAGCGGTAGGGTCAACGATTGTTAAGGTTGTTTCGTGATCGTCTGCTGTCGCACCTTCAAAAACAATCGCATTAGCAGCGTTCATTGTGACCGTATCAACGACAATCTGAGAGCCTTGGACTGTTAGGTTACCTGCAACAGTGAGGTTGTCACCGATTGTTACTTCAGAAGTTGTATGCCCGATTGTGACTGCAATGCCGCTGGTTTCAGTAGCGACTTTGAGGATGCCTGTTTTGTTTGATATCAGAGAGTTAGTACCATCATGGCTGATCTCTAAATCGTCACCAGTACCTACTTTAATAACCGCATTGTCTGGCATATCGACATGGGTGGCAGGGCTTAGAACTCCAGCTACAGCCAAGGTGCTGTCCAGCGTAGCGGCTCCAGTAACATCTACAGTCCCAGAAAAGTCTACGTTAGCCCCAGCAAATGTTGCGGCTGTAGTTGTGGCAGACTTTATAATCAGTTGACCAGAATTGTTTGTTAATGAGCCAAAGGTTGCAGAGCCATCTTGAAGAAAGATATCACCGCCATCTGCGTTTAATAGAATGTCACCAGCAACATCGATTGTTAGGTCACCGCTAGAGAGATCGATCTCTGTGCCATCAATCGTAATGTTGTCTACTATAACGCCAGCATTTGAAGTTATAGCGCCTGTGAAGGCACTAGTTCCTGTGACGGCTAGAGTACCGCCTAGAGCGGCATTCCCTGTTGCTCCAAACGTACCACCAACTGTTGTATTGCCCGTGACTCCAAAAGTGCCACCAGCCGTGGCATTACCTGTGACGGCAAACGTGCCAGCTACTGCTGTATTTCCAGTGCCATTGGCAACTGTAAATTTGTTCGAGTCCATAGTCAGACCGCCATTCAAGGCGGTTACACCTGTAACAGTCAGCGTATCATTAAGCGCCGTGCCGCCTGTCATGGTTAAAGTTCCACCAGCGGCTACGTTGCCAGCGGCTGCAATGCCCCCAGATAGGAATAAATCCTGATATCTCAGTGAATTAGAGCCGATATCTACGGAGTCATTGGACACTGGTAAAATCGCATTTAGAGATGTAACCTGGACAAGCTCTCGCCACACCGCTGCACCAGAGTTGTTGCCTACACAGATGTAGATACGCCCCGTGCTTGTGTTTTCCCAGATAGAACCTGGAGCATAGCCGTCTGCGCTATCATCCCCAACCCCAGGGACAGACGTAGCTGTGGTATTATTCTTACCAGCGACCCCGCCGTTAGCAACAGGTAGATAACCTGACACTGACGTAGCCAGAGCAATTTTAGGTCCATCTCCGGTTGCCCCGGTATGGGCATGTCCTGAAGACGAAGCAAAGGCCGCAAGAATTTGGTTAAATTCAGCGTTCAGCGGAGGGGCTGTGATGGCCGATCCGTTAACGATGGATGCAGAAGATTGTCTAGTATAACCTGCCATATTCTATCTTCTCCCTGCGGGGGTAAATTCAAATACCAGCCCCTGTATTGAAAATGGTTCCGACTGCCCGTCAGTCACAAAGCTAGCTCGAACTGAAAAACCTGATCCTTGGATGTCGGAGGTAATTACAGGCTTACTTGCGCCACCGTAGATTACGTTATCGCCGTTATATTTTATGTTCCTGCCTGAGTATATTGTCGGTGCGCCAAGGCTTGCTTGCGTATATGTATTAGGGACCGCTGTATTGTAATCGCCCCAATCGTAATCAACCGCGAGGTTCATTTCAAACGGACCTTCGGCTCTAACAAATGTATTAATTTTCCGCAGGGCTTTGCGTTGTTCTGTTTCGCCAAAGTCTAGATAAGGCGTGGAGTAAACGGAGATGATGTTTGAGCCATTGAATGACTTGCCGCTTTCTTGTTTGAAAACTTTTCCATCGTGATCACCATGAAGAATTAACTCTGTAGTACCAACATAGTCTGAGGTTGTGCATGAGGCTCTAATGCCCAGTAGCTCCCCAAACTCCCAGCCAATTGATCCAGAGCTATCTGTTAGCCCTCCAATGATGCCAATGCTTTCAGCAGCGGCAACAAGATCGTTGCCAGACGTACTGGTTAAGAAATACCTAACCTGAGACTTAGAACGGATGACCACGCCAGTAAGTTGGTCCATGTCTTCGTTCTTAATGATATCTACGAGTGTGGATTGAATAGGCTTTGATAAAGTCTCAAGCTCAATATCTCCCACTCTGGAAGTACCCGCAACAGGTCTAAAACCATCTGGAGACAGGAACATTAAGTCTCCGCCAATCTCCAGAACACTGTCCCGTGCAACGCAACCAATGTTTGTAGTCACGTTCTCAATGACAAAGGCATTAGAGGCGTTCACTGTTATTTTTTTGATATCCTTACTGCCAAAGACAAACAGGTTATCGCGGAAGGGTTTAATCTGGACTACATCAAAACCAGCAGCTATTTGCCCAGCGCCAGCAGACGCAGTAAATGTATAAGGGTCTTTAGGTGCGCTGTGTGCGATTGCAGCGCCTGTAGCTTCATGGCCCGATAAGAATAGATGGTTTTCAAAGACATCACAGACTGCGGGAGCATTTAGTGCCAGTGCGCCACCAGCCGTACCATTACCGTTGTTGTGCGAGGTTCCCGCAGTATACCCGCCTGAGTTTGTAGATTTAATCTCGCACCAGTGTGAGCCATCAAAAATAATTGCTTCATTAACCCCGTCTACGAAAACGATTTTATTGCCCGTACCGAAGTTAAATTGAACGTGGCGTAGTCTATTAACCGTAAGACTGTTAGCCGTCATAGGACGGGTTGCGCTGTGGTCTAGAGTAAACTTTCTCCAGCCTATGTCAGCCGTGTGGTAGTAAAACGAGTAAGTTGCAGCACCAGCATCTTTTCGTGCAGCTATGACAGTGGTTCCGCCTGTTACATCATTCTTAAAGATGGCAATGCCAAGGACTTTGCCGTCACCTGTAACAGAGCCATCAACAGTTACCGTGCCGTAGTCTGAATCATACTCTTCATAGCCCTCAATACGGCGATAGCCCCCGAAGAGGCTAGGCTCATAGTTTAATAAGCGGGTCGCTGCGCCGGGACTATTATCCGATAAATCTAGGTGATTTTCGTTGGAGTTAAGACCTCCCGCAGATAGAACCTTAAAGGACTGAATCTGATCTGGCATTAAAAATTAACCCGTGTGTCGCGGATGGTTTGATAATTGTTTATGTACAAAGATTGCAGGTCTTTAATACCTTTCTCAAAAGCACCGTAGGCAGCTTGAGCGGCTTCCATGTTATCTTTGAACATATATAAATGATACAGCGCACCATCCACTAGGACGGTATCGTAGGATTCAGGGATGCGGGTGACATCGTTAAATACTGTGATGTCAGAATAATTCATAAAGTATCTAAATTTAAGAGAGTAAGCCTTGTCGGGGCTAGGGCTTACGCCGAAGCCATTACCGTGGCCTGGGAAGATGTACCTAGGTGCAGAAATTCCAGCCGCGCCTGAAGTGTGGTCGGCGTCCCTGTACTTATTATAATACTCATCCCGCTCAATAAAGGTTAGAGTGGTAAAGCCTATACCTAGTGTTGTATCTGCTTGTATTTGGAAACTGTTGTAGTCGGCAACTTTAAAGTAAATAGGCCAAGTATATTCCTCTTGCCCAACAACTAAAGTATCAGTCTCTTCGGCTGCGTTAAAGGGCCACTCAAACTCTGCCTGATTGATCTTAGATACAGAAGCTTTTACGGCATCTTTCACAAGAGCCTGTACACCTGTAGCAGATGCAAAATCTCCATCGATCATCTCAACTTCATTAAGACGCCGCAGAACTTGATTGCATAAACTTATATAGGTTGATGGCATGATATACCCTTAAAATGAGTAAACGGGGCCAGCCGTTAAGCCAGCCCCAGAATATTATGCTAAGTAGTCACGATCTACTTCTGTCGCTACAGAGTAACCAGTATCGGTTACGTCCATTAGCACAGCAAAGACGCGAACCTTACCAGTAGTCAAAGCAGTGCCTGACTGTGTGGCAAGTTTGATATCGATAGTCTCTGCTGCTACAGCTAGAATCGGCTGATATGCAGCAGCGTTCTGGGCGTATGTGCCAGCCGCTGTGCCATCGTCAGCATCAAAGCCATCCACGAAACAATCAACGTCAACGCCTGTACCTAAATCAAGAGTAGTAGTGCCTGAAGAAGCCACTGTATCCACTTGAATACCTGCGTTTAAGATAAGTGTCCCGGCTGGAACCGAAAGACATGGAATGATATCGTTTGCCGCAAGAGCGGAACCTTTATCAGCCAATGCGGTAGCAAAGTCCACGACAGTCTGGACCATGTACGGTTGACGGCCACGGGCATGAGCGCCCCGTGCAGCCGCTGTTGTGTTATCACCTAAACTCATAGAATAATCTCCTTTATTTTACCTATGCGGCGTTATATTTTGCGGTTACAATGGACTCTGGGCGAAGAATCTTTGAACCGTAGACTTGCATCCCACGAACGATGTCCGCGAATGAGTCTGGGTCTCTGTAAGTCTCCGTCTTCGAGATGGTTTCGGCAGTAGCTACGGCACTGTCATGCCCAGCAATTATAACGCCGAAATCAGTGTTCTGGTTACTACTCCCAGATTTTCCACTTCCTTCGCCTACCGCTGGAAGATTATTAGACGTATAGAGTCTAAAGCCGTGGAAGTTTTTAACAGTCAAACCATTACGCAAGCCACCGGATTCACCATAATCTCCATTTAGGAAAGATGAATTTTCGTCTGCTAACAGTTCCATAAATACACTGTCCACACACAGCCAACGACCATTAGTATCAACTTGCTGCTGATCCATAAGACGTTTCATACGAGCGACAACCATTGCTGGTGAAGCCGTACCTGTTGGAAGTGCTGTTGCTCCTGGCAAACGTGCTGCCAATGGAATGGAGTGATCACCAGCAGAACTTGTAGTGATGAGATCGGAAGAGCACA